GAATGTCTTGGACTACTAGAAAGTGCAACAGGAATGAAAGCAAGACTTCGATTTGCAGATGGTCATAGAGAAACAATTGAAGTTCAAAGAATAAGAATGCTACAGGACAAGAACATACCTCTAAGTCGCAACGCTTAAACTAGACCCACACGGGTACGAAGTAGCTAGATTGGACTAGAAAAGACTAACGAAAACTTGTGAACGACTAAGGGGAAATTAGTAGAAACACGGAAAGCCCACTCTTGTAGTGGGTTTTTTATTGCTTAAAATAATTCGCGACTTGCGCAAATGCGTTGATTGAGTTGGTTGTTTGGTTTAGACGAAATTGTAGTAATTAGTAGTTGATGTGGGAATTGAATATACCCGAGTGGGTATTGTTTGGTTTCATTGAAATGATTAGTTTACACAACCATGCTCTTTAGATTTGACTAATTTGCATGCCCAGCTGTCACTCTCGCTATCGCTTCGTTCCAGCTTCAAAGCATGGGTTAGTCAAGCAAGAGCACTCAGTGGTTTGTGTTGGTTAACTATCATAATTTATGATTATATTATACCATGACTTTCAACAGAAAGCAAGAACTGTTTTTCTCAGGTATATGAAATCCTGTGTTGAGGCGAGTTTTGGTATCGAAAAAATATTTTCCTGTATGATTTCAGATTGAGGTGAAACATACTTTTGTAAAATAATTCTTTATTACTTTCTACCATTTGATGTAATTTTTCGTCTTCTTTCGAGTTCAAATAACTTTCGTTTCTCGAGTTCTTGTGTTCGCTTCCTATAATTGTTGGTAGCATTTCGCTTTGAAGAAGGTTTTTCATAGAACTCTCTACTGCGAACTTCATCTCGAATGTGAGTAGTTTTCTTGCGAAAGATTCTCATACCTTTTTCGAATGACATTCCTCGAAGATTAACTGATGGCATCATTTCTCCTGTTAAAAGTCCAACCTCTTTTTCTTAAGTAAGCAACTTTTGAATGAATTGCTTCTTCGGACTTGTTAAGTTTCTCTGCGATTTCTTTAGTAGGCATTTCGTTATAGTGCCTTTTTAGAAAGTATTTTTGTTCTTGTGTCCAACTAGCCATTGAGTGCCCACCTCCCGTTGTAGTATGAAATGGTATGCATTTCTTCGTAGTATGCCATAGATGCATTACATTGTTTATAGACAATATCATACATTTCTGCAGCAGAGAATGTTTCTGGTTCGTCATCCCAATTTTCATTGATTTTAATGAATACGCTAGTTTCTGTTGTTTTAAGTTGATTGAAGGGCGAAAGCATTGAAAGTCGGTCAATGATTGAACTACCTTCATGAAAGTCACTGCCCTGTACAAAGATGACATAAGGCATGATGTCGTAGTTTTTCATAATGTGTGAAATCTCTACAATGTTCTTGTAGATACGCTCAATGCCGTTACCCATACTTTGTCTTGGTAGACCTTCTCGCTTTCTTAGATGATTTGTACCCTGATTTTTGACTTCGCCAAAGAACACAGGATAACCATTAACTGTAATCATGCCTCCATCAGGTTTGATGTTTGCATTGGGGTTATGAAGTTTATATCCGTCTAAGTCATAGAAACTGCTATCCTTACGAATATTCTTGTGATGTTCTATAGTATAGTTTGGATAATCTTCTTTTATTTGTTCCATTACGAGTGGAACTACACTATTCAGATTCGCTTCTATGTCTTTTGCACCTTTAGAAAAGATGGTTTGACCTCCACCGAAATCAGAATGTGTTTTACGCAATGTAGTAGTATTACTCATTCTTTCTCCTTTTTAATAAATATATTATACTAAAATTAATGACTCATGTCAAGAACTATTTTCAGTTAACTATAATTATTTTCTTGACTTAAGTTCGGAAAGTTGCTATAATATTATCTATGAATAATGATATAAGCTATTTAATTGTGCTAGTTTGGTTTACAGTAGGAGCATACTACTTTGGAAAACAGATTGGCATAAGAGGAACGATTGACTATTTAGAGGAGAAAGGCATCTTGTCTTTTGATGATGAAAAATAGTTCTTGACATCAAGGTCAATTTTTGTTATAATTATTTTGTAAGTGATAGGTTTCACTTGCGTATTGGTGCATCTACCGAAAGGAGATGTGAATATTTACTGAAAAGGAATTATGGAGGAAAAAATGAGTATTGACTTAAGTAAGTTTTGGCTTGGATTGGATACACCCTCTCTACCGAGTTATACGGAGAGTAGCTATCCAAGATATAATTTAATCGAAAGGGCAGGTGATTATCGAATAGAAATCGCAGTGCCAGGTTGGAAAAAAGATGAGTTGGAGATTGTTTTTGATAACAAAGAACTTCAAATCAAGGGTAAAAAAGAACACAAACTAGGTGATGATGAGCGCTTTGTTCATCAAGGGCTAAGTTTAAAATCTTTTGAACGAAGATTTATTCTAAACGCTGACCTACAAGTAGATAAAGTGAATCTACAAGACGGATTACTGACAATCGCTCTGTCACGAACTCCAGATTCTAAGAGGAAAATCTTGGAGATAAATTAATGAAAGCAATCGCTTTAAAAGTTCGTGATAGTATATGTGAGAACGGAGAGTTCTGCCACGCTGTAAATCAGATATTTCTAGCATCTTTTGGTGCTAGTGTAATGTTTCTGGCAATTACACCACTTACATAAGACTGTCTAAGAACATCGGGGGAGTGCAAAGCTCCCCCTACTATGGAGATAGTATGAAAATATCAGAGAATGGACTAGAACTAATTAAACATTTTGAAGGCTTTGAGAGTAAGGCATATTACTGCGCTGCAGGAGTACTTACTATAGGTTATGGACACACACAAGGTGTTGATGAAGATGATGAATGGAGTGAAGCCCATGCAAGTCATATGTTAGAAATCGAAATAGAAGAAGGATATGGAAAAGCAGTAAACGATTTAGTGACAGTTCCATTAGAGCAAAATATGTATGATGCTTTGGTAAGTTGGGTTTATAACTTAGGAGTAGGAAACTTTAAAAGTTCTACTTTATTAAAAGTATTAAACTCAGGTGATTATGAGGGCGTTCCAGCTCAGATAAAAAGATGGAACAAAGCTGGTGGTAAAGTTCTTGAAGGACTTACTCGCCGTAGAGAAGCAGAGGCGAACTTATTCGAAGGAAAGGATTGGAAGTGAAAGAACTTTGGTTAAAAATACAGAGTTATTTCTCGACAAGATATAAGTTAACTGTTAGTTATAACAGCACATACGGTGACGGTGATGATGCAACTTATATAGTTCGCAAGTTTTTCAATAAACAAGATAAATACTTGAAGTTTCAAACTGAAACCAAAGAGGTAGTAGAGATTCGAGGAGCAGAAGGATTGAACTACAAAATAGAGGAACTATGAATCAATTTTTTATGGCAATCATTCTCGTATTGGGATTGGGAAGTTGGTATTTATGGAATGAAAACCAAACTTTAAAAGAGAACAACATTAAACTAGAAGGTGCAATACAAATGCAAGAAGAAGCAATCAGCACCTTACAAAACGACTTTGCATTACAGACAAAGTCCTTAACAGATTTACAACTAAAGAATAACGAAATACAAGGCGAAATGAATCGTTATTTAGATATATTTAAAAGGCACAACTTAACTAAGCTAGCCGCAGCAAAGCCAGGTCTAATTGAGACTAGAGCTAATAAAGCAACTAAAGAGGTATTTGATGGTATTGAACAAGACAGTAGGGACATTGATAACGCTGACGATAATCTCGTCGTGCAGTCTCCTTCCAACTAAACAGATAGAAGTTAGTGCTAAACCAATAGAAAGACAGATAGCACAACCAGTTCTCCCAAGAGAGATAGATTTAAAAGACCCATACTGGTATGTGGTTAGTGATAAGAACTTAGAGGAGTTCTTAGAAAGAGTGGAAAAAGAACAGGGGCAAGTAGTATTCTTCGCCATGAGTGTGCCAGACTATGAATTAATGGCATACAACACGCAAGAGTTAAAACGATATATTCGTGAACTCAAAGAGGTAGTAATTTACTATCGAAAGGTAACAACAGAGAATGTATCACAAAGAAATACAGATAAAAAATAAAGGTGTCTTAGCAAAGATAGATATAATGGCGCAGTCAGTATTAAGATTGCCACACTCATTTATCAAGCACCCTATACCAAGAACAGACCTTAGAGGTTTGATAAATGAAATGAATGATGAAAATCACAATGGTGTAGGTAAATCAAATGGAATAGATTATGCTAACAGGTATATGAGTGAGCAATGGTGGAAGTCTAGTGAAAGTACAAGAATTGCATTTAAAACTTTAATACTTGATAAAAAACCTACTTCATGGAGTAGTTGTTATGTTCTTCCTCCAGAGTGGGGAGCAATAGGTTGGCACAATTCAGTAGGAGACCCTCGATACTCTATTCGTTTTATATGGAATAGTGGTAATGGTTCTTTACTTTGGAATAAAGGGCATCACATACAGCAAATACAACATAAAAGGTATCCAAGAGGACAAAAGAATTGGACTTGTATAGCAGGTTATATGGATGAAAGTACATATATTGCTATCAAAAATACTGGCGACCAACCTTGTGTAGTGTTTGACTTAAAAATATTACCTAAATATCAGGCACAGTTTAATAAGTGCGTGGAGTTCATTAGTAGTTATCAATAATGTTTAAACACTTTTTTCAAATGCTTATGTGGAAAAGAGATATGCAAAAGCAGTCAGATTGGTTTGATAATAATGAACCAGCACAAGCAAGATTTGAAGAAAATGAAGAGTGGTTAGAAGAATTAGAAGATAGAATAATAAACCTAGAAGAAAAAATTGAGAAAAATAAATCTACAACTGAGCGTTAGAGAATCCGATATGGTTGGGCATATACCTGACTTTTTAACTTTGGATGAAATAAATCAAATCAAATTAGTCAATGCTAAAAGACCTTTTAGAATGGCTAGTACTCGATGGTCAGCTGGAGATAATAGAGTAAGATGGTGTAAGAAAAGAACTCAAATAGAGTTTCCATTCTACGATAGATTACTTCAAGCAGTAAAATTATATAATAGTAAGTCATATAACTTTCATCTATACAATGAAAGACAAGAACACGAAATTAATTGGGTTAGATATGATGAAAAGGGAATGTTTTTTACTGCACACAGAGACCATAGACCTGCCCTATCAAACTTCCACCTAAAAGAAAGTATAAGAAAAATAAGTTGTAGTATTCAACTTACTCCCGATGATATGTATGAGGGAGGAGATTTAAAAGTAGTAGAAAGTTTCACACACCCTGATGTTTACTTTGATAGTAATAAGATGCCTGAATGGATAACACACAGAGAAAGTTTCAGACATTCCTTTCCAACAATGAGAAAGCAGGGTTCAATAACAATGTTTACATCTATACATGAACACGAAAGTACCCCAATAAAAGAAGGTATGAGAGATGTAATAGTAGTATTTATGAGAGGAGAAAGTAGTGGTTATTAGACCTTGTCCAGCACTAACAAAATTAATGAAAGAGGCAATAGCTTATATGCCTCCAGTCAAAGACGAAAAGTTTTTAAGAGCAGACGCCTATCCATTTTATTCATTAGGAGGAGAGATTTATAACTCAAGTTTTCCTTTGTGGAGAGAGTTAAGAAATGAATTATTTGAGTATTTTCAAACATACAACCCTTCTCCAAACTCACTAAAAAGCATAAGCAAGTTTAAATTAATTAAAACAACTAGCAGAACAGTCCATATACCTACAAACAGTAGATTTACTTTGATAATACAACTCAAAGGTAAAGGAAACGTAATAGTAAAAGAAACAAAAGACTGGTGGACACTTATGCCAGCAAATGGTATAGAAGAAATGGATATATTTGATTATGGAAGTAGAAAGTGGACAAGAATAAAATTAGACTTGCATAATGCATTTAAAGTAGGGAATAAGTTTTCTCATGTATATGTACCAGAAGGAATAGGAGGAGTAATAGCTTATGTCCAGTTCAATTAAGATATTTATTGGAACAAGTGATAAAGAAGATAAAATTATAGAACAAGTATATTTATACTCGTTATTTAAGAATACAAAAGCAAAATTAGATATTACTTTTTTACGCCCTAAACGCTTTCGTGACTGGAATAGACAAGGATGGGGTACGCCTTTCACTTGCTTTAGATATGCAGTACCAGAACTATGTAACTTTGAAGGAAGAGCTATCTACACAGATGTAGATATGATAAACTTTAGAGATATACAAGAGTTGTGGGAAACTGATATGGAAGGAAAACCTTTTGCTTCTGCATTTGATACTTTATGTGATAATACTTGGGAAAATCCAAGCAATCCAGATGGTTGGTTTTGTGATAGTGTAATGCTTTTTGATTGTAAAAAAGCAAAAGATTATGTAGATAATATTCGTTTTATGGCAGATTATGATGGTAAGTACAAACACTATTGGTTAAAACATCATGGTAACTGTCCAAATTGGGAACAAGCACCTTTTAAAAGATTAGATTCTAGATGGAACGCATATGATGGGAGTGTTACAGATTATAAACAAAACACTCATCATCATCTTGATAGAGATTATTTGTGGATACCTAATGAGAAAAGACCACATAGAAAAATTAAGGATATATGGCAACTACACTTAACCTCTCTTAGTTCACAGCCGTGGCACCCAAGATATACTTCATGGGGTTATTCAACCCATCCTAGACAAGATTTAATGGAAATATACTGGGATTATGTAAAGAAAGTTAAAATGATTGAGAAACCAAACTATGACATTCGATGAGATAATCTACCCACTTACTAGAGAAAAGTTCTTTACTGAGTATAAAAGTAAAAAACATTTTACTATTCGTAGTAGAGAAAATATTTTCTCTAATTTATTTGACTGGGAACAGTTTGATAGATATATGAATGGGTGGGGTATTGGAGGACACGATAGATGTCCTCAGTTACAAATAGTAGAAAATGGAAGTAGATGGTGTAAGAAAAAAGACGACCCAAACAAGTATGACTCTAAAAAAGCATACTTAGCATGGAAAGATGGACAAAGTTTTATACTAACTCTCGCTGAGTTTCTAAATAAAGATATGTGGAATCAGTGTGCAGAGTTTGAAAAAGTTTATGGGCAAGGACAAGCAAACTTATATTGTTCTGCCAAAGAAGAGGCACAAACATTTCAGATACATTGTGATAGTACAGATAATTTTCTATTGCATGTTTATGGCAAAGTAAGATGGAATATTTATAACGAGTGGAAGTCAAATAAAAGACCTAAAAAGTTCACTCTTAAAGAGAGTTTTGTATTGAGTGAAGGAGATGTACTTTACATACCGAAAGGACTTTACCACAATACTGAAACTCTAAGTCCAAGAATATCCATATCCTTTCACTTTCATGAGCCACCAGCTCATAATAAAAGAGAAAAATGGATTGATTGGAAACCATAGGAGATTCTTATGGCAGAAACTGTTGATAGTCGAAATGAAGTTCAGATTGACTTAGACAAATATATGCGATTAGTAGAAAAACTAGATAACGCAGAAGATACTATCAAGGAACTCAAAGATGAAGCTAAAAAAGCAAAATCTCAATTAGAGCCACCTAAAAGAAAGTTTATGGATTTATTCTTAGATGATAATGATATAAATGAGAAATCAATCATTGGATTTATTTCATTTGGATTGATGACTGTTTTTGGTATTTGTGATTTAGTAACAGCGTTTTGGGGTATGGACTTGGTAATTAGCGATACAATTTACACATCATTTGTAGTGGTAACACTAGGTGCGTTTGGTATTAGCGAAGCAGGAAAAGCATTTGGCGGAAGATAATTATAAAGCAACCATGTTCACCAGTTATCTGGAAGAACGCTTTTATTCGATGAAAATGCTATACATATCCGACATATTTAGTCCTGTTTCTCATAGAGAGGAGCAGGACGAGTATGCTGATTTAAAAATTGATATATTAAAGAGAGGAATGAAGAATCCAATTATTCTTATTCCAAACACTTTTGAAAATTATAATCTAGCAATTAGACAGGTTAACCCAACCTATATTAAACCTTTTAGTATGGGTTATAAATATATTTGTATGTATGGAAATCAAAGATTACATATTTATAGAAGGGTACTAGCAGCAAGTTATATACCTTCTGTTGTTACTGAAAATGTTGAGTGGTCACATGCTCTACATCTGGAGTTGAAAAATAATTCTTGACAACATATAAAACTTTTAGTATAATATACATATGAAAAATATACAAGAACAAACAAACTATCCACCAGACTGCACAGCACAAATGTGGAACGCAGAAACCAAATCATTTGAAAAATGGTATATTGGAGATTGTGAGTTCTGCGGCGAAGCTGTAGATAGAAAGACTGGTGAATGTAGAAAATACAAGTGCTGGACATAGCATGAATCTATTTTACCTAGATGAAGATATGGATAAGTGTGCTGAATACCATGTGGACAAACACATAGTAAAGATGCCACTTGAAGCTGCACAGCTTTTGTGCACAGCTATCTGGGTAGACCATGTACTTGGATTTGTACCTCGTGCGTTGAATAAAGAAGAAACTAAAGCACTCAATGACGAGAAAGCAAAAATTAAAGATTTACCAATGGAGGAACGACCTTTGACTCCGTACTTGCCAATGATGTACAATCATCCTTGCACGATATGGACTAGGTCTAGCCTCGATAATTTTGAGTGGACGCATTGCTATGCAAATGCACTCAATGATGAATACCATTATCGTTATGGTAAACAACATAAGTCGGTAGTAGAAGTAATAAACAAACTGCCCGAGCCAAAGAATATGCCTCGTTTGGGGCAAACACCTTTTGGTATGGCAATGCCAGATGAGTTGAAAGACGAAAATGATGTTGTGGGCAGTTATCGACTTTACTATCACACAGACAAGGCAACATTTGCCTCATGGTCATATCGTGACAAGCCGTATTGGTGGGACGAAGGTCTCGCATGGTATGATAAAAGGATTACAGCAAAATGAAGTATGTAGTTGATGGAAAAGAAATTGTTTTACCAGACAACATGGAACAAAGTGAAGTACTAAAAACAATACAAAAAAGAATGGAAAATCTTAATTTAAAGAGACCATTAGTAATTAGAAGAAAAGATGGAAACAATTCCATAATTTTAAACGGAGTAAGGATGCATGGCAAAAGACATTAATCAATTATTTGGAGTTACCAAAGAGCCAATACAGACTATTAATCAGAGAGAAATGATTAGACAAAATCTAAATGCTCAAAGAGAAAAGATTGAAACTGAAATTGCTTTATTGCAAGGACAACTTGATGCTAAAAAAGAATATCTAGCAAAGATAGATGGTGGCATAGATGTGCTTGATGAACTTGGCAAATGATAATAGTAGAAGATAACTTTTTTGAAAATGCTGATGAAGTCAGAGAAATGGCTTTGTCACGCTTATTCTTTTGGGGAAATATTAAGAGAAATGCTTTTCCAGGTATGCGTACACTTTATCAAAAGGAAGACCAAGTATTTAGAGTAAACATTAAAAATCGTTTAGAAAAAATACTTAACAGAGATATTTGGGCAACATCTACTACTTCAGGTAGTATGTGTTTTACTATTGGGTTTGAACATAATGAAAAAACAAATTGGATTCACCAAGATGTATCAGGTCAAACTCAAAAGAAAGAAATACAAACAGGGGGAGAGGCGTATGCAGGATTAATTTACCTTACTCCAAATCCACCAGCTAACTCAGGAACAGAACTAATTATGTTTCCAGACCCTATCGGGTTAAAAGCAAAAGAGATAGTTCAAGTTCCCCAAGATGGTGGAAGACCTCATGTGCAAGTAGAAAATGTGTACAATAGATTAATTTTATACCCTGCACGATATTGGCACAGACCAATGGTAAGTGGGTTTGGCACAAACAAGAAAAATGCCAGACTTATAATGAATCTATTTTTAATATTAGCAAAATGAGTTATAAAGACAACAACAAGTTTAACGAAGAAGAAGCACTAACAATGCTCAAAGACTATATTGCTTCCACTTATGGAAAGCATTACAGCATGAATAAAATACAATCAACTGAGTTCATTTTCGACTCTGGACATGGTGATGGGTTTTGCTTAGGAAATATCATAAAGTATGCCCAAAGATTCGGTAAAAAGAACGGAAGAAACACAGATGATTTATTAAAGATTTTACATTACGGAATTATTTTACTAGGGGTAGAAATTGAGAATAAAGAAACACGAAAACCTAACCAAAGCGAATATAGCTAAGGTAATAGAATTACTTGAAGGTGACAAGCCCATAACAAAGAAAGAGGCTTGTGCCATATTGAACATAACCTATAATACAACTAGGTTAAATAACATTATAGCAGAACACAAAGAGGATATCGAGAGAACTGCTAGAATGAAAGCCGTACTAAGAGGTAAACCTGCAACTGAACAAGATGTCAAGTTTGTTGTAAGTGGTTATCTTAGTGGAGAAAATGTATCTGACATTGCACAAAGAATGTATCGTTCACCAGCATTTGTCAAGAGCATTATCGAAAGAATAGGAGTTCCAATGAAACTCCCAGATAGCGATTGGGAAGGCATACGCTCTGCTATGTTACCAGAACAATGTGTAGCAGAATCTTTCGAACCAGGAGAAATGGTGTGGGCAATACGAAAAAACTCAGTTGCTAAAATAGTAAAAGAAATTAATATTAAACACCAACAAGAAAACGCAGGGTATGCAGGTTATCATGACCCTAGCAAATTAGTAAACTACGAAGAAAAATACGGTGCTAAGATGTATCACATTCATGTGATAGAAAAGGGAGACTTTAGCAAAACTTATTTTCCTCATATCGAATACGGAGTTAGAAACTCCATGCAACTCGCCTATGATTTAGGGAGTTTGAGGCATTTAGAAAAATATGGAGTCGACTTATTCAATATTTAACATTATAGTTGGATTTTGGATTGCTACATGGCTTATGTTATTTATAAAAACATATGTACCATCTATGAAAACTATAGGAGCAATTAATCCACACACCATTGTCTATAAATACAAATACTTTGGAGGTTTAGTTTATGCAGTACTTTTACTACCTGCTACACCTTTTCTTATAGGTATTGTATTAGATGACCAAAAGAAAGAAAGATTTTTGCAATCTTTTACAAAAAGTTTATTAGGAGAAACTAAATGAGCAACTATAGAGAACGCATTATAAAGGCGTTAAAAATGCACTTTGAAGCGCATATAGAAAAACATAAAGTTAATATAGAAGTACTACTCGGTAGTCATGTTGGAGTTGCAGAACACCCTGACATAATGGAAACTATTGAAAAAGAACTATCACAGGTAGCTCACTACCAAGACTTATTAGACAATTTGGAGAAACACATTGCATAATATTTCTGAATGTGCAAAGAAATTAGTTGCACTACTAAACGCAGTCGAAAGACTAGATATAAAGAAAACCGAACTGCCTTTTCTATTAGATGATGCGAAAGAATTGGCAAGAGAACTTAAAAATGAAAGACAATTTTTGGATACAATCAAATAAAGGACAAGTTGGAGTAGTAAGAAACCCATTTGAAAGAGTAGTTACACTATACTTTCATGGATTAGACTATATCGGACTTGACAACTGGGTAGAAACCCATAAACCAGAATTACAAGTTAACTTATACAAAGATTGTAATTTTATTATAAGGCTAGAACATTGGGAACGGGATTTAGCAGAACTTGATATAGAAGTGAAAGATACATCAGAATTGGAGCGTGCCTTTTATTCAGACCAGTGGAGACGTTGGTATACAATGAGAACTCGTACTCATATTACTGAGCTATATCATCAAGACCTTAAGACCTTCGGGTATAGCTATTAAAAAATAGTTCTTGACTCACGGTTAAACTTCTATTATAATATATTTATATTAATGGAAAGAAGTCAATGAGTGATAGATTTTATATGCAAATGCTAGATGCTACTGGATGGGCTCCAGGGTATAGAAATACATCTACTCGTGACCAATTTGAAAACTTATTTGGAAAAATTAGGAGAAAAAGAATGGCTTGGACAGATGAAGCTAAAGCTCAAGCAGTAGAGATGTATACTGACGAAGACCCAACTCCAGAAAACAGCATGGAGATTGTTAAAATGATTGCAGAAGAATTAGGCGAGAGCCCAAATGGTGTTCGCATGATTTTAACAAAAGCTGGTGTATATGTAAAGAAAACACCTGCTGTTAAATCTTCTGGTGGTGGAACAGGCGGAGGCAGAGTCAATGTTGCCGCAGCACAAGAAGAACTTACAAATGCAATTAGTGACATGGGCGAAGAAGCTGATGCCGCTATTATTGGTAAGCTAACAGGGAAAGCTGCCAAGTATTTTGCTGACTTAATTAACAAACTTAACGATTAATTACCCCTGAAACTGTGGGCAGTCCTCGGACTGTCCGCACTTTTTTACATCTAACAGAAAGACCTTGCAAGACGATACCATTATTGGACGGTAATAGATATTAACCTACCAACAAGGAACGCATGAAAAAAGACGATTTTGTTAAGAGAGTAAGTGATGCAGGAGATGCAATAGTAACTTACAGAAGTCAAAATAGTCGCAGACTAAAATACAATGTTTGCACTATGGACTTTGATAATAAATATATTCAGTCAAAAAGAAACCGAGCAAAACCAAGTAGAACACAAGTTTTACTCTTTTGCTGGGATACTGATTCGTATAGACTACTGCAACCTGAGAATGTAACTTCTATCGTTCCTTTAGCAAGGATACTTAAAAATGATAGAATTACATAACGCTCCCGCAGTTTACGAAAAGTGTATTCACTATAACGAAGAAAAACATGAAAAAGTATTCGTAATGGTAAACTCTTTTCGTGATGTAGAGTATTTACATATCCGTAAATATTACCAAGATTTTGATGAAGAATGGAAACCCACCCGGGACGGTATAGCTTTGCCTATTGATTTTGATAATACCAGAGAACTTTTTGATGCATTAGTTGAGATTCTCTCACTTTCAGAAGTTAAAAATGTATTAGAAACTCATTTTAAAGAAGCAATCGACCGTATCTACCACGTATAACTTAATCTAAAAATAATTCTTGACTTTTCAGTCAAACTTTAGTATAATATACATATGAATAAAACAGAATACCTAGAGTTGTGTAATCAAAAGTACGCCGAGGGCAATCCTATATTGCCTGATGATGTGTACGATAGACTTGTAGAAAATACTGAACTTGAAAATAAAGTTGGGTACGATTCTACTGAAGAAAGATTCCAACATCCCTTCCCAATGTATTCATTACAAAAAGTCTTTGTCGGAGAAGATAAAGAACCAGATTGGGATTCCAAACAATCACATATTATGACTGCCAAGTTGGACGGCGCAGCTGTGTCTATTACATACATAGAGGGCAAACTAACACAGGCGTTAACTCGTGGCGATGGTAAAGCAGGGCTAGATATTACTGATAAGATTAAGACCTTAGTGCCAAATGAAATATGGAGTAAAGGACTGAAACAGATTACTGGAGAAGTTGTTGCCCCTAAGAAAATACCAAACGCTAGAAATTATGCAAGTGGTGCTTTGAATCTAAAGGACTTAAAAGAGTTTGAATCTCGTGATTTAACTTTTATTGCATATGGAATCCAACCAGCAATATGTGCTGAGTGGACTGAAGATATGAGTATGCTAAAAGACATGGGATTCTTAACTGTCACACTTAGTGATTACAGCCAGTTTCCTCAGGACGGTAAAGTTGTAAGGGTCGACTCTAATAGATATTTTGAATCGTTAGGCCACACTTCACACCACCCTAGAGGAGCCTTCGCTCTAAAGACTAGACAAGCAGGAGTAGTTACTCGACTCTTAGACGTTGAATGGAATGTCGGGAAGTCAGGTGCTGTTTCACCAGTTGCAATCTTAGAGCCGTGTGTGATAGGAGAAGCCACAGTTAGTAGAGCAACTCTACATAATATTGGCTATATAGAAGCGTTAAAGCTAGAAATAGGCTGTATGGTAGAAGTAATAAGGAGTGGGGAAATAATTCCTCGCATAGTTAGAAAAATATGAAGTATGCCAAAGAAGAACTTGAAAAAAGTAAAAGGATATATAAAAGTGCTACACCCAAACAGACTGTTGATTGGTATGTTAAGTGGGTTGCTTCTATTATCATTGTTGCAGCTATGGTTATTAGGTCAGCCGACATATCAAACACTCTTGACACTTTATTATCGTTCGTTGGGTGTTTAGGTTGGCTATTCGTAGCTTTTATATGGAAGGACAGAGCATTAATTGTTCTGAATACTGTTGCGTGTTTTATTCTTCTTACTGGACTACTTACCAAATTATTTGGTGTGTAAGTGGCAGGGGGTATATACAATGAAACTTATTTTAAGAACTATCCTGAAGAAAAAGAAAAGGAAGGAGTTCTTTATGGTATCGTTTTAGTTAATAGAAAGACATGGGAAAGAGAAACAATAAAAGTGGGCATAGCGAAAGGTCGCAACTGGAAAGATGTAATCAAAAGGTCGAAAGGTTTTACAAACTACGACCTGAGAATACAGAGAACATGGCACGGCAGTCTTTACGATTGCTGGAGATGGGAGCAGAAGTTGCATCAACAGTTCCAACAGGACAGACATCAGACTGCTCACAAGTTCGGAGGACACACGGAGTGCTTTCGTATAGATTCGACCATTCTGGACAGTTTTCCTAAAAAGAATGATAGGTATAGTTTAAAACTTTTATAGTCCTGAAGAATGTCAGGCACTAATTGACCATCCCGATAATATATGGGAAATTGCTACATCTAAAAATATTGAAGGAAAAGTACAAACTAGTGGTTGGAGAAACGCTGATTTAGCAAAAAGATTGCCGATTGCACCCAAAAGGATAGCAGAGGCATTTACTACATTTAATGAAGCACATTATAATCTTCAACTAAGTGGCAGAATGGAAACAGCAATCAACAGATATACTGAAGGACAATATTTTAAATTACATTATGATATGATACTTGATGACAATATGTATAATCAAGAGGAGTGTAGAAAAATCTCAGGAGCTATTCAGCTTTCTGACCCAAAAGACTATGATGGTGGCAGATTGATTATTAAAGGACAAGCTGCACCTGTTGATAGAGGAACACTAGTAGTCTTTCATGCTTTAAGTAGCCATGAAGTTACACCGATTACAAGAGGAACAAGATATAGTATGAATATTTTTGCATATGGAGAGTTTACACTTTGAAATATATAGGAATAAGTGAGGGTTTTCACGATGCTGCAATTGCTGTAGTATCTGAAGATAATAAAATACAGTTTGCAACTCATGCAGAGCGTTATACTAGAAAAAAGAATGACAAGTGGGTTCCAGATGAATTAGTACAGAAAGAAAAAGGAGACTTACTCATCTACCATGAAAACGAACAATTTAAAAAAGCTAGACGAGAACACTATGGTATGTCTCGAATCGAGTTAAAAAGAGAATATGATGTAAAGACAATCTTTCATCATGAGAGTCATATGGCAGCGGGTCTTTATACTGCTCCTTTTACAGATGATGTTGTTTGTGTAGTTATTGATGCAGTTGGTGAATACGATACTGCAACCATATGGAAAGATGGTGTAAAAGTTTGGTCAAAACAATATCCATGGTCACTAGGAATGTTTTATAGTGCCATAACTAAAAGAGTAGGATTGAAACCAAACGAAGACGAGTATATAACAATGGGTATGGCAGCTTACGGAGAGCCTTGCATAGATATGCAGGAAGAAATACATTCTGACTGTAGTCATGGATTTCCTCTTAGTAAATGGTTTTGGCAACACCCAAATGATATCGCAGCAAGTGCACAAATGGCAATAGAATATGAGATACTTGAAATTATGAGAGAAGCTCGTAAGTATGGAAGTAAACTTGTATACGGGGGCGGGGTTGCATTAAATTGTGTAGCCAACTCTAAGATTAGACCTTTGTTTGATGATATGTGGATATTTCCTAGTCCAGGAGACGCAGGAAGTGCCTTAGGTGCAATACTTGCTCATACTCAAAAGAGAGTAGAGTATAAAGATTGTTTTCATGGTTATAATATAGATAGACAAATAAATCCCTTATCGGTAGTTAAAAAAATAATATATAAAAAAGTAGTAGGAGTAGCAAATGGAAAAGCAGAATATGGGCCTCGTGCGCTCGGTAATCGTAGTCTTCTTGGTGATGTTCGTTACGATATTAAAGATACAGTCAATACCATCAAGCGAAGACAAAAGTTTCGTCCTTTTGCGCCCGCGATACTTGAGGAGTTTGTAGATGATTATTTTGAAGGATATACAAATGAGTATATGCAATTCGTGGCAAAGGCTAAACACGATTATGCCTCCGTTACTCATGTGGATGGAACAGCTAGAGTTCAAGTCGTTAGAAAAGATTCTAAGTCAGCACTCCGATCAATACTAGAAGAATACTACCAAATTACTAAAGTTCCTATGCTATTAAATACAAGTCTGAATATAAAAGGTCAACCTATGGTAAATACTTGGGAAGACGCTATTGAGTTTCAGAAAAAATATAAAGTTAAAGTATTATGATTTATTGGAATGGTTGCAGTTTTGTTAGAGGAATGGAAGTAAATAACCATTCTAAAAGATTCGCATGGAGAGTAAGTAATCATTATGATACACCAATGATTAATAGTGCCAAAGTTGGTGGCGGTAATGATAGGATATGGCGAGTAGTTATTAATGAAGTTCCTATATTTTATAACCCAAAATTAGTAATTCTCGTTTGGTCAGGAATAAACCGAATGGAATATTTAAACTGGTTTCCTAAGAAGAAAACGGCAAGATGGAAGTCCGCAAATTGGACAACTTTTAAATGGCACCAAAGAACACTAGATATACATACAGACAGTACAGTAGTTAAACACCCTGAAGATACGCCTGATACATGGAAAGGATTACAAATGTATATGACTCATGTCAGAAATCTAAAGTATTGTTTAATATATTCTTTGCATTATATGTATACAACAAATGTGTACCTAAAAGCATTAGGAATACCTACTCTAAACTATATTATGTCCAATACACAGATAAATAAAACTCTATGGACACTAGACCAAAGATTTGAAGAATCAGCAAACATTATTTGGCAGGCAAATCAACTTGGCTCAGAAGAGTGGTTGAAGCGTTTACCATGGTTAAAAGAAGAGGGTTTTTATGATATGTGTAAAAGAGAAGGAGCCCCTTTCGGACCGAAAGACCATCCGTTAGAAGAAGGGCATGAATTAATGGCAAATAGAATTATAGGAGATATAGAAAAGAATGGATTTCATAAAGCGCTTATTTAAAAAAATTGAAGCCCTATGGTTTCAATGGAAATACAGAAATGATTATGTGGAGGATACCCACATCTACGAGGACGATTAAAAAATTATTTCAAAGTTTATCGTCACCTTCCCAAAAAAAGTTCTTGACAGATGCTTAAACTTTTTGTATAATATATTATATATTTTGGAGAGAGAAGCTAAGTGAAGGAGATAATCCCACCAACAATTTGCCCCGCTTGTGATAGCGAGTTAGAGTTTATAAACGAGCAATTATTTTGCCGTAACGAACTCTGCCCAGCTCAATGGGACAAAAAATTGGAACACTTTGCTTCCACTCTTAAAATAAAAGGTCTTGGACCAGCAACTTTAGACAAGTTGCAAATCCTTGACTATTCCGAACTTTACGAACTTACTGTAACGGATATACAGGAAAAGTTAGGGTCTAAAAAGTTAGCTGAGAAACTCTATGATGAATTACAAAAGTCTAAGAGTAGCAAGTTGGTCGATTTAATACCAGCTTTCTCAATACCACTTATTGGTCGGTCAGCTTCTCAAAAATTATGCGATAGAATATCTCACATCGAAGATATTAGCGAGAAAAGTTGTACTGAAGCGGGTATCGGACCAAAAGCTACAGCTAACTTACTTAGGTGGTTAGACACCGAGTTTTATCCTAACGATTACATTGACAACCTACCCTTCAACTGGAATAATAAAATAATTGAAAAGAAAGAGGTCACAGGAGTTGTATGTATTAGCGGTAAGTTAAAATCTTACCCTACAAAAGCACACGCTACAAAAGTATTAGAGAAGTTTGGATATGTAGTAAAATCAAGTCTGACAAAAGAATGTACTCATCTTATAAATGAGTCAGGTATTGAGTCAGCAAAAACTAAGACAGCTCGTGACCGAGGTGTTATAATAATTAACAATTTAAATCAATTTATTGGAGAAAAATAATGGCATTACCAAAATGGACAGATGAAAGAACCCAACAGTTAGTAGACTTTGTAGGTTCAGAAAGCCCTGTTTCTCAAAGCACAGTTGCTAACGCAGCTGACGAGTTAGAAACTTCTGTTAGATCAGTAAGTTCTAAATTAAGAAAAATGGGTTTTGATGTTGAACTAGCTTCAGCATCACAAAGCAAATCTTTTACAGATGAGCAAGAATCAACTCTTGCAAACTTTGTAACTGATAACTCAGGTAGTTATACCTACGCAGAAATCGCTGAAAACTTCGAAGGTGGAAGCTTCTCTGCAAAATCAATACAAGGAAAGATTCTTTCTATGCAACTAACAGAGCATGTTAAACCTGCTCCTAAAGTTGAAACTGTAAAAACTTACAGCGAAGACGAAGAATCACAATTTGTTTCACTAGTAAACGACGGTGCTTTCATTGAAGACATCGCTGAAGCTATGGGAAGAAGTGTTAACTCAATCAGAGGTAAAGCACTATCACTTCTTAGAGCAGGTGAAATCAACGCTATTCCTAAGCAAAAAGAAACTAAAGGTTCAAGCAAAGCAGATCCTTTAGCAGACTTAGACATCACAAATATGTCAGTTGAAGATATCGCATCTGAAATTGGCAAAACAGTAAGAGGTGTTAAAACCATGCTTACTAGAAGAGGTCTACAGTGTGCTGATTATAACGGCGCAGCTAAAAAAGAAATCGGTTAATAACTAATTGGTTCGGGCGAGTAGGCTTTATAGCATGCTCGCCTTTTTTGTTTTGGGAGAGACGAGTTGACCTTAGAGAGTGCATTACTTAAACAGATAATATCATGTGGAGATTTTGGGACATGGAATGGTCTCAAGGAACACTATTTCCCAGAAGGTGAGTACCGAAAACTGTGGAAGATAGTTGATAAACATGTTCACAAATATCATGCACTACCGACTTTCGAAGATTTAAAACACGAAGTTCGTTCAAGAGAACTTCAAGAAAAAGTCTATGCAATAGAAACAGTTGAGACGGATGTTCCGTCTATCATTTTGCTAGACTATCTCAAAAACCAGTTTACTCAAACAGAAATCTTAACAAGAATTGAAAACTATGTAGAAAACCATATCGCCATTGGAGATGCGAGGGAAAATATTGACTTATTACAAGAAATTGTAGTACAAGTCG